AGAATAACTCTTCTGGATTACGTCTTAAATTAGCGCGGAGGTATTTATATCTTTGTCCTTGCTTAAGCGAGCCCATAGATGTTCCAGCTCCTGTTTGCCAAGAACCATTTGACCATCCGACGTCAACTTCTATTTGATCAGTTAACTTAAACCACATGAAGTCAACACTTTGATCATATGGAAGCCCATCTAAGCCCCTCCATGATTTTAAATCAAATTCTTCAGGATATTGAGTATCAACAAATACAATATCAGTCATCTTATCATATTCATCATATATGTCACCTGGGTGACCAATTGGTGAATACCATATTGATTTACAATCACAAGTCCTATAATTGTTTATTCCGTTGGCTTCCCAACCCAATTCCTCAAGTGTTTTATATCTTGCGTTATATATTGATTTATGTTCTTGATTTAAATAAACGCAGTCTGATTGATGTTTTTTGCTTAGTAAAAAGTCATTAAGAACTGTATTACTACCTTGCCATATAAATGTTTCATAATTACCTGGAGTGCATTTAAGAGTAAAGTTAGGTTGAATGGTTCCGGTCGCTCCTGGAACGAGATTATCTAAACTTCGACCACTTAAGAAAGCACACTCTATTGAAAAACCATCTGGGGCATCAAGTTTGTAAATGATATCGCTATTATATAAACCTGATCCAGCTCTTGCACCTATTATATCAGTATTAGCATTAATACTTGAAACTGCTACTGGTGCACATTGACTTGATAGAACATCAACTAATAATGTATCACCTGTATTATATTTTAAAAGAGGCCATTGAATGTAGTTATGCCCCACTTCTGCTAAAATATCAGTCTTAAGCATTTTGTAAAGCCAAGCTCTATCATATTCTGCTTGGTAAACAGAATCTGGATTTGTGTCATGAATAAAATCTGGGTTATCTGTTATACTTACAGTAAGCTTATCTGCTTCCATATAGTTTTGGCTAGCGTAAGCCCCATTATCAATTAATTTAGTATTATGAATTGAGATTGGATCAAAAGATGATGTTGGAGAAACTGTATTCCAATAAAGATCTATAATTTCTTCTTGTGATTCTTCTGGAAGGTATGCTATCTTATTATTAAGATTACTTAATTCAGGACCAGACCATGGAATGCCATCACCACTAAGACCATATCCAGGATATGGAAATCTAAAACGTAAGTTGTTGCCGGCGGCAATGTTTGCTGACATAGTATTTGTTATTGTATTAAACTCACTCTGCTTTAACCAAGCGGCTGAAAGATTGTTAATTGTTATTTGATCTTGTTCATCATTTTTAACGTCCCATACAAAGATCTTATCAGCATCTTCATATTTACGTGCCCCGGTTGCCCCATCTATTACTAAATTTGAACTTGTAAGGGATACTTCACCTAATGTTGCAGGATCAATTTCTCTAAAGTACTCACCTGATGGCCAGTAGAAGAAATTGTTACCCTGTTGCAATTCATAAGTGTAACTTTTGATTGGGGCTTCAAAATAACCATCCTTCATAAAGTATTGGTCGCCACCAAGATATTTTTCAGTTAGTTTAATTCTAGTGTAATCATTTAATTCTTGACCGGCGGCATCAATGAAAGCTGATAATGGAAGCTCTGAAATTGTTTCTGCATCATATTGGATTAACAATCCTGATAACGTCCATATAAGGGGGTTATCGGCGCATAACTGTGAAAAGCCTGTACTATACAACCAATCCAAAGAAGACACGTTAAACGACTGATTATCGTAATATGCTGATACATTAGGGTGATCAAAATTAAAATAAGCCGAAGCAGGAATAATAGGGTCCTTATCAAAGTAACTTGTGTTATCATATAACTCTTGAATCTGAATTTGGAAAGAGTCTTTTATTGCTGACAGTTCTGGAAATGTATTCCATGCCGATTGAACTGGAACATTAAGAACATAATCTCTTTGTGTGAATGCTTTAAGTAAGTACTCGTAAAACAAACTTGTGATGGCATTATGAGCACCAGACATATTGTATTTGAGTTTTGCTTTCTTAATTGATGAACGTTTGTTAGCAAGGTAGATCGCGATTTCTTTTAGTTTAGTTGCAAAGAATGGAATTACATCTGCGAGTTCTAAGTCATCTGAGTAATCAATATCAGCAACCCATTTATATTCATCTTCATTTTGAAGAACAACAGCTAATTGTTTTATCAATGCTATGTATTCTTCTTTTAAAGTAGCAGAAGCTTCTGCTGGAGTATATCTACCTTCGTACCATCTCTTTAAGTACTCGTTGTATTGACGATACTCTTCACCTGGTGCAATACCAATGTTACGATTAAACCATTGTTTAAATGTAAATGGTGTTTCTAAATCTTGAGGTGCTGGAGCTGATGCATCTTTAGCTAAAGCTTTTGCATACTCTATTTGAGTTGTATACTCAACTTGTTGGTTTGTTGCTTTTGAATATTTTGATAAAACTCGTGCCATTATGTATCCAATCCTAATCCTTTATGTAACATGTAATTGAACATCTCATCTACTATCCCATTTTCAACATACCAAGCTGATAATGATGAGTTTTGTTCTGATAGTGTTGTGTAACTGTCTTCCCAATTAATTATACCCTCGACTTGGTTATTACAAGGGGTATCTATATAATGGAAGAAATCGTATTCATTATAATATGATGATGTCAACCATGCTATTGAACTTGTTGAACTTAATGGATAAGTATCTGTTGGTTTAGGTACTGTATCAAGTAAGTGATATCTTCCCGGTCCATATCTAAATTTAACAATAAATGGTGTACCTGCTGAAACTGTATAGTTTAATGCTGTAAATGCCTCACCTAAGTTGCGGCTATGACCATGACCACAATTAGAACAAGTCGATCCACCTTCGAAGTTTCTGTTACATTGACATCTCTCACCCCATAACCTTTGATGTTCAATTGAAGCGATATCCATTATGCGTCCTAGGTCAATTGGGAAGTTCCAATTATAATCATCCATCGGTACATCAGTCTCTTCCGCTAATGAATAGAGTTGGTCTACATTACTTGTGTCTACTTCACTATGATTAGCAAGGAAATTCGCAATTTTCTCGTAAGAAGTGCGGCCTATTTGTTGCTGGCCACTTTCTAATCCACCCACTGCATTCCCGAAAAATCCCGTGAATAAACTAGCATTATCGTGGATATGCTCGGGTAAAGCGTAACTTTGCATTTGTACCCCGGCATCCCAACTTTCGTTAAATCTTCTTACCTCATTTGTGTTATTAAAGTCTTTAATGTCAAATTCGTTGCTCATACCAGTTATTAAGTATGATGTGGTTGATACTGAATCATAAAGTGAGAGATACTTTTGCATCCATCTGAAACCCGTCCAGTCACCAAATGCTTGAGCTGATCTATTCCATTCACTACTTAATGAATATTGCATTGCACTTAACGTATCATTATAATAACTTAAATTAGCATCTGGAAGAATTTTAAATGAATCATATTCAAACGTACCATACGATGTTGGGTTCTGCATTATGTAAACCATATTCTCAACACCATTGACTATCCATATTCTATCTCTTGTATCGCATGCAATACCTTCAATGAGTTGATTATCTATTCTTACATCTGTATCGAAGTAAAGACCACTCAAACCACCAACAGATGATATTAAGCTCCCTGAAACTACATAACTTGAAATTATTGATGAAGTTGTTGTTGCATGTCCGACATAATAGTAACCATAGTTAAACCAAGCGTCTCCCGACCTATCAATCGTGATATAACTTGGATATCCTGATAATAGAGGCCATGTACTAACTAATGAGCCTTCACTAGTATATTTACTAATACTACCACTTAAGTAATGGCTATAGGCGTTAGATACCCAAAAGGAATCATCTCTAGCATCAACAACAAGATCAATTGGTGTACTACCCCTAGGGGCCTGTATCTGCCTTAATAGACCACCTGAGGGACTATACTTAACTAACATACTGCATGCTGGAGTTGAATAAGTCACCCATGCGTTGTTTTCTGTGTCTGTTTCGACTGCAGGTGGCTTTGTTAGTGGATCAGTAAATGGAGCGGCTGTGGCTACACCACTTGGAGTCGCAGCGAAGAGGAAGTTACCACTTATATCAAATTTAAATGCTGAGATAGTATCAAAATTACTTACCCAAAGACCTAAGTCACCATCAAGTGCAATACCAGCTGGAGTTAATCCATAATCAGAACTTACTAGGTTTGCATCTAAGGCTGTGATACCCGGGACCTGTTTAAGATAAATTGAAGAAAGTAAAGAACCTTGTGCGTCATATTTATATAATGCATCTAATTCAGCATCTGCAAACCAAACATCATAACATGGTGTTACGGCAGTGCCAAAGATACCACCAAAGCCAGTTAGGGCATAAGGAACATCTGTTGAAGAAAGAAATGGTACGTCAAAAATTCGAGAGTCAGCTGTTATTGGTGGGACAGGAATAGCTGAAAGTAAGTAAGCTGGTAATGTACCAAACAAACTTAATCTGTTAATTGTTTTATTCTCTGGATTTGATACCCATACATAAGTTGTATCTCTAAAAGGAGCTGATTGTATAATTCGAACATTTGCTGAGACTGCAGTGTTAAGAGCTGATACTGCTGATTCTGCGCTGCCTCTTCTAAAACCACCAATGTCAAAATATTTGTCTGCTTCATTTGTATACCTAACAAAGTAATCAGTGTCTGGAGTGAATGTTGAAGCCGATAGTGGTATTCCAATCAACTCTCTATTGATTTCATTTCCTGAAAGCATTCCAATAGCGTTAGAACTAGGGTAATCAAATATTGTTACTGGTTCTGCATCTGGGCATAAACCAACCAATGCGTCGCTTTGCACTTGGATGACTGTTCTAAATGGAATGTCCACCCATTTGGTAGGAAAGATATCATCTTCACCATTTCGTGTAATATCCAAAATTGTTGGCGCTAATCCATTAACTGTATATGGTATAACTGTTTTAACATTACTGTTAGCATAACCAGGCACAGTTTGTTTATCAATATCATATTCAACAGGGATTCCTGAAGTCTCTAATGTAGCCCATAAGAAGACTGGTGAACTTGCTGTAGTTGACATATCATCAACGTAATAAAATTGAGCTGTCCCTGTTGCTCCAAGAACTTCAGTCCCAGAATAAATTATTGTTTCTGATACTGGAGCGTTTTGAACTATATTACCAGACAAATCTTGAAACTGCCATTGTGGTAACAAACCACCCCATTTGTTTTGGGGTAATTGATATGGTCTTGATCGTGAGTTTGCAGAATACAAACCTATCACATTACCAGTAACCTGTGAATAAAAAGTTAGCGTAAATGGATATGCGCTTTTTTGCCCCATTTCTGAAGGTGGTGGAACGTCCGTATAAATTACCTCCATATAACCAGCGGTTAATAAAGGAACTAAATTGTTGTTAACTATTGTGCCCATGATTACCTTTAATACTCTACAACTTCATAAGTTTTACTTTGTGTTTGAATTACTACGTTACTACTAAATTTACTTGCATTGTTTAAATAAGGGAATTTAAAATATGGTAGAGCTAAATTCTTAATAGCTGTCGTAATATCCGCCGTTGGATAAATTGGATTCCAAACTAACATTGATAAACCTTCTACTCGAACAGCTGGATTATCTTTTCTTCTTGTGTAAAATGTTTGAACTCCTTGTACTGATAAAACATTAGCTGTTAACTGAGTGATATCAAGTTCTTGTCCTAATTCAACATTCTCTCTTGCAAAATAATCTGTAAATACATTTACTACATCTTCTTGAATTGATGTGTTATCTCTTCTTGAGTTTTCATCTTTGATAATTAATATTTCTCCTTGATTTAAATCTGATGTATTCGCTGATACACCAGCTACTAATGGGAGACCCAAACCAACTGCTACATAAACAGGATCATTAATAATTACTTCCGCTGTTAATGTTTTCTCACTTCTCATTGAAGATATTATCAATTCTTTTTGTGCTGGGTTTAATGTAACCGATGCGTTTGTTATATTTGAAAGTGTTTTTGGAACTGCAAGAATGTAAACATTATTGAAATTACAAGAGTCGCCAAACATAACCTGATTAAACAATACTCTTGAAACATTGTTTGGTTGTGATATTCCTATATCGTGATAATATTTTAATTGTTCTGAAAGGTAAGCCCAATTGTTTACTACCGTTACGTCATGAATAAGATTAGCGAAGTTTGTTTTAACATAATTTTCATAATCAGACTCTGTAACCAATCTATATTGTGATCTAAATGCGCCCGGTGCATTTTGTCTAATTGAATCTACGTCTTCTTCATCGGAAGAATAAGAAGATACTGAATCATTGTCAAATGACAATTTAGTTAAATCTGTTAAGAACGTATATTGTCCAGCGACTACATCAGTTATTATTTCATTGAACTGAATAGTTTCAAGTTTGATAATATTCTTCCCCAAAAGGACGTTAGCGCCAACTTCACCATCCGGACCATTTGATTTGAGGTAATAAATAGCTACTTGTGAATCAGCAGGAAGCTTCTTACCATTAATTCCATTACCAAATCTTACCTCGTAATGTTTATTTTCGTTAAATCTGATTTCATATGACTCTTTATTTGCATCTTCTAAATAAAGTGTTGGTGTTCTTTCCCATTCTCTCCATGAACTACCCGGTTCCTTGATATAAACGTCAATATTGAAATGGTCTATGATTACATTATCACCTGGGGTCATGAAGACTACTTCATTTTCTTGTCCAATTGCTGTTTGTAAAGGATATTCTATATAACTACCTTGATAAAGAAGTTTTTGGTTAGACATATCTGTTAATTCTTCAGTTTGGTCAGCAGTAGTCTTTGCAAATGTTATATCTTCATTAAGACAATATGGGATACCGTTAACATCAATATAAGTATAGCGTGGAATTGTATAAAGACCAACTGGAGCTGTTTCACCCGTACCTGCGGCCGAAGCAGTGAATGATAGTGTTGATGTTTGATTACCAATTGGCTTATAATCTAATACTTTAACGATTCTATTCATATTCTCATAAAGTTGAGCCTCAGAAAACATAGATTCTGTTGAAGTCTTATTTACATAAAACATTAATGTATTAAATGTATAGGAAACAATATCAATAATAGTTGATATATAAGATCCTTCATAGTTTTGGTCAGTAAAAACACCAGCTTCGTTAAGTTGGTCTTTTATATGCTGTTTTAGACTTAGCGCGTCAAATGCTAAGTAACTATCTTTTTCAATTGGAAATTCACTCATTTATTTTCTCCTTAAGAATTTTTTAATTCTGTAAAACCAGATCTAGTTAACACACCCTCTAATGAAACTTTACGTTTCAAGGCTGGAATACCTATTATCACTGTTATTACATATTCATCTTCACTTATGGGGTCAACTTTTGTAGCTGCTCCCGTAAATCTACCCGTATCTTTTGAAGTAACCGCTCCAAAAGGTCTACCTTCAACTCTTACGTGTTCTACCGTCACTCTTGGTTCCCATTTCTCGACTGCATTAAGGACTGTTCGACCGATTTGATTGGCTACTGATTCTGTAACAGGCTTGAACAAATACTTTCTAAGATTGGCACCAAATTCAGGAATTAGGAATCTTTCTCCAGGTGTTGTGTTAAAAATGTTGACAATTGAGTTGCGAATTGCTGCTTCATCAAAATCAACCTCAATATCTTTTCCTCTTGGGGATTCATTCCCGGCTTCAGTTAATACCACATTCTCCTTTAAATCCAAGTGAATATCCACATAAGTGAAATTAGGTGATATTTTATCAACTGCTTTTAGGTTGTCAAATGTTATAGATCCCATAGTAATTACTTTCTTCCTTGTAAATATTTAATGATAGGGATATAATTATCTACATAATAATAAATATTTACAAGGAGTAAAGACTATGAGAAAA